ACAGTGGTCAGAAAAGCCTCCTCTACCACTGATTACCAGTAGTCTTCAGCAACAAGCCAATGCATATCTGAAACTTAAACCGAAGGCAACTATGCAAATTGCTCAGCGGCTCTATGAGGCAGGTCACATTACCTATATGCGCACAGACAAGGCGGTCCTGAGTGATGAGGCAGTCAAGGCCTTTCAGACCTTTATCGCAGAGACGTATGGGCAAGAGTATGTTGGAACTGCTGGTGCTACGCAGAAGCCAGTGCTCAAAAAGAAGGCAAAAAAGGTTGAGGGACAAGAAGTCCCCAAAGCCCAGGAAGCCCATGAGGCAATCCGTCCAACCCATGTGGAGACTGTCAATCTGCCAGACACGGAAGACTGGTCAGCACAGGATCGAAAGCTCTATGCGCTCATCTGGCGAAAGGCGGTAGAATCCACGATGGCCCCTGTAAAGGGTGACCAGCGGTCTGTCACATTCGTTACAGCAGGAAGCGACTATGACCCTGACTTCTCGTGGCGCAACTCTTGGCGTAAGACTACCTTTGAGGGATGGCGTATCCTAGAACAGAATGTCTATCAGCCGAAGGATGATGACGAGCAGCAATTGGCAGACGCAGAAGAAGATGCTTGGACTGCTGCCCAGCGCTTAGGAAAAGATCAACTCCTCTCATGGAATCGTCTCACGGCAGAACCCTACGAGACTCGTGCGCCCCAACACTACTCAGAGGCAACCCTCGTCAAAGAGCTAGAACAGCGGGGCATTGGTCGTCCCTCAACCTTTGCCGCGCTCATTAGCACAATCCTTGATAGGGGCTACGCAGAGGGCAGAACCTTTCCTTCACGCCCTGTTCCTACCACCCTCTATCATCTCACGCAACCCCATCAGTGGCCTCCTGAGGAAGAACACAAAACAAAGCAGGTTGGTGGTGAAAAGGATCGTCTTGCCCCTACGCCTCTAGGTCAAGAGGTCCTTGCCTACCTCATTGAACACTTTGAAGATCTATTCCAGTATCCCTTTACAGCTTCAATGGAGGCCCGTCTAGATGCTATCGCAGAAGGCAAGGAGCATTGGAAGCAGGTGCTCCGAGACACTTGGTCAGCGTATAAGGAGCGCTATGTTACACTGAAGGCGAAACCAGCAGCAATCCAACAGTCAGAGAAGCAAAAGGTCTTCTCAGATGGTCTGAAGGCTGTACTCAGTAAGAAGGGACCGCTTATTCTGAAGGAGAGCCCAGATGGTGATAAGGAAAAGACAGTCTTCTACGGATGGCCAGAAGGGGTTGGATTTCAGGACTTGACGGAAGAACAAGCTCTAGCCTTTCTCGCTACGAAACAAGACGCAACAGCACCCATTGGAGAGTACAATGGTCATCCTATTACGAAAAAGTCAGGAAAGTTTGGCTGGTATGCCTCATGGAATGGAAAAAATGTCAGTTGTCAGGCTACAGATACACTAGAGGATATTACTGGTAAACTTGAGCAACTGGAACAACAATTCCGAAAGCAGATTGGGGCATTTGAGATTCGTGAAAATCCGAAAGGTCGCTACATGTTCAAACATGCTCTTACAGGTCCATCACGCAAGTTTGTCAGTGTTCCAGCGGGAATAAATCTTGAGACCATTACTGAAAAAGAGCTTATTGTTATTTATCAAGCAGGTCTCCAGCAAACAACGCGTGGAAAACAAGCAACGCAATGGCGAACTAATCGCCCTGATGGACAGCCTCCAGGTCGTGGAGGACGAGGAGGTCGCGGCGGTTATAGAGGTCGTGGTCGTGGTGGAAGTGCGTCAAGTGCCTAATGACAAGGTCACCACTGTAGACTAGGATGGCAGAGCCGCGCTTGGCTCTTGTTGAGCAACATCTTGTTGTTGTACAAGGTAAACTCAATCATTATGAAGAGCAACAACAGCGCCTCTTGGAAGGAATTGAGCAGATTGTGACACAACTTGTGGATAAGGCGACAAAGGCACGTGGTGGTCGTGGAGCAGATATTCTTCAAGCAACCACAATGCTGAGTTCTATTTTTTCCAATGCGCTTCTAAGGCTGGAACAAGAGATTGACAAGCGTCTCGCACAAGTCCCACAAGGTAGTTCAGGAACTTCTTCGGATCTAGAACCACGTCTTGCGCTCTTAGAGGAGCGTCTCGCGTCTCAGCCACAACTAGCAGATGTTACACCACTTCAACAAGAACTTGAACACGTGAAGGATATTTTTGTCAAAGAGCTTGGGCGGATTCATCAAACCACATTCAAGCCAGGTGATCTTGGAACACCGCTCAATCAACTCCAACAAAAAGTATCGTTGCTTGAAGGTGAACTCAAAACAATAAAACGTGTGGATACAACGCAACTTGCTGAAGCAACAATTTCTACTGCTATTGCAAATTTTCGTCAAGAATTGACCGACTCGCTTGAGAGGATGGTATCGGCTGGCCAATTACATAAATATAAGGATGAAATCAAACGAATTGAAGAAGTGAGTCTAGATGCCCAGTCACGATCCTATTCGCTCCTGGCACGTTCATCGCAGATTGAGGCATATTCTACATCCATTCTTGAACAATTCAAGAGTTCAGCAAAGAAACTTGAGGAAGAACTTGTTCAGTATTATACGAGCCTAGATTCACGTCTTCAGCAGCATTTTGTTCGGCTCTGTC